TCAATCGAAATTCCATATGTCATTCTCAGAAATTGACTGGCAAATAAAATGTAAAGTTCTATTTGATGACAGGTTTTTCAATGGCATAATAAATTGTCGGCTTGGTGTGATCCCAAAAGGTTACGTTGACATTGAACGCAATCCTGCTATTTTGAATCTGTGACAAGGATTCAATTTGAAAATAAAAAGATCATCGACATTGATGAGATATTTCGTGAAACAAATGTAAATTTTGCAATCCTTTTGGAATCTCTTGGATTGACCACCACTTTCGATTTCTCAAAGCGTAATAACAAAAAGCTCTACACCCACGAGTTCATCAAGACCACAACACAATTCTTGAAATTAAATATTCATGCTGATTTTATTTTCTTTTCTAATGCGCTTACCAAGGACAAGTTTCGCAACCAGCTTTTGGCTAAAATCCGGCGAATCTTCAAAATAAGAATTTGGGATGCCAATTATGATTTAGAGCATTTGGGATATCTGATTGATATTCGGGACTGTTCCACCATTTCTGGATTGGAAATGGCATTTTCGGATCGTAATCCCCCATCATTCCGAAAGATTTCCAAATATCTGGAGAAAGAGGGTCTGACATTTTTAAACGAGAAATACTTTCAGGATGTGGTGAACAAAATGATAATTTTCAACCATTAAGTTAAATAATGATATGCAATCAAAAGATTTTAATGATAAGAAGATGCTTGAAGAGGCATATGATGAAATTTTAATAAATGAATTGAATTTGAAAGGAATGCTTGCAGCGGGAGTAATGGCAGGTTCTGGAATGATGGGGGGAGCGCAATCAGATACCATGAAATCTTATACTCCGAAACAATCGGGAATTGAAAATTTGTATTCAAATCAAAGCGCAAAAATTAAGGGGGAGGGTGAATACGTTAATAGTGTTGCTCAATTGTTGGAAAAATCTTTAAATGGTATATCAGGGTCTTTATTGGTAGAAATTATTGAAATAAAGGGAGAAGAATCCGGTTCACAATCAGTTCTTTTGAGTATTAATGGGGACGTAATCGCTTCTTCTCAAGAAGAAGCCGATCAAATGGTTAAAAACATAATATTGAAAACTCTTAAAGATAAAAATATTAGCGTGGTTGGATTAAAATCCTTCCTCACTGGTGCTGATATTAGTGCTGATATTAATTTGGAAAATGTAAAACGTAAATTTAAAATTAATATCAAGGTAAAAATCAAAATTTAATATTTCGTTAAATAACAATATGAGCAAATTTATTGAGATTTTAGAGCAATATGATCCTTCGAACCAATCGAAGATGGATGCTGCATTTCAGGCTAAATTCTTCCTATATGAACAGGAAGTCCCTTTCAGTTCCAAAGGTTCCAAAATCATCCTTCATGATAAAAAAAAGAATATAGATATTATTTTGGAAGCGGTGGGTATGCAAGCTAAAAAAGTGGCGGATGCTGAAGAGGAAAATCAGGAAAAGGAAGTAGATATCGATTCAATGGCTGATAATGCAGCGCAATCATATGATCAAAAATCATTTATTAAGAAAAGACTCCCCACTGCATCAAATAAAGGAGGAAAAATGGTAAGTGCCGCAGTTAAAGATCGAGCGCAGATATTACCACAATTAGCAAATGCTGTAAAGGAGAGAACCAAGACCGTTAAACAACAATTACAGAATTACAGAAGTCAGGTGCAATAATATGAAATCAAAAACCTTACAATTAATCGCAAGATACCAAACCATTTTGGAACAGGATGAACAAAATCCTGAAGGTGGTATGGAACAAGCACCACCCCAAGAAGGGCAAGAAACTGCTCCAGAGATGCCTCCCGAAGAGCCTTCAAATACTATTCCTCTGAGTTCTCCCGCTGAAGTTCGATACATGGAGGATGTCATTCTAGCGGCTCTCATGGAACCCCCTAGCGGCACTGATCGTATTGCTCTAGAAAACATTCTTGATTTGATACGCAGACCTGATAATATCAAGACAATTCAATCATCGGGACAGACTGCCAAAGATTTATATCAATCAAAAGTTCTTCCAATTATCCGTCCTGCACAGCAAGCACAGGATATTCGGGATATTTCTGATCAAATGAGCTAAATAATAATATGAAATTCAAAGGAGAAGAAAATGTCGTGCTTTGGGAATACTATATGGGAAAAAAATTCCAACAGGAGGATGCAGAGGATGATGATTTAATGGATGATAACTTTGAAGATTATTTTGAAGATGACATGGATGATGATCCTGATTTCGGTGAAGATGGATTTGATAGTGAACATGACGATGAACCTCAAGCGCATGGAATGGTTATGGAAATTGAACCAATTGCTTCCGTGGAAGCTCATGAGGTAAATGAGGTTCTGGTAACGGAACTCAAGAAGCTTTCGGAATATGGTAAGCGTCTTTACGATATGAAAGATTCCGCTGATTTTGAGGATTGGATGGTTTCTGCAATCACCATTGCCTCCACATATGTTTCCGATGTTTGGCACCGTCTGGATGCCATGGCTGATTTCGCCAACACTGGTTTTGAACAAAGTGACGATTTTAATAAATGATAAATGAATGAGAAGTTTCAAACAATTCTTTGTGGAAAAAAACATCCTCGGTTTGGAAGAGGAAATCGTAGTTGATGGGGTGGGAACCATTTCTGCCAAATTGGATACGGGTAATGGTGCTTACAATGTTTTACACGGAGAAGACCTTGAGTTCGGAAAAGACAGACAAACCAACCAACCCATAGTAAGATTTACAACCATGAATTCCATACGCTTAGAAAAACCAGTCAAAGATACCATCACTATCAATCTAGGGGGTGTCGATCATACGGAGGAACGCCCAGTTTGTTTATTTGATTGTGCAATTGGGGGTAAGAGATTCCCCAATACGCCATTTTCAATTGGTAATAGAGCGGATAACGATCATAAGGTTTTAATTGGTAAGGGATTTATTGCGAAGCAGTTGGATGCGCTTATCGATGTTGCCCTTAAAAACGTGGCAGATCAAAATTTAACAGCAGATGTCTAATAAAATATCACAAAAAAATTTGCTTGAGGAGGGATTTTGGAATGACTTTACTCAAAATCCAACATCTCGAAAGGTTGCAAAAGTCGCATCTTGGATGGGATCGATTGCTGATACCGTTGCCCCCGAAATTATGAATCCTGTAAGAAAAGGACAGGAATGGTTAAGAAATACAAAAGAAAAAGGACAAAGGGCTGGAATGACGAAAGATGAAATCGCCATGGAATATATTATGGAAGATGGATTCTTTCCAAATCCTCCAGACAATAAAATACGCTGGAATAGTAAAAGAAATTCTGATGGCACATACACCGGAACTATAAAGGTTGGAGAGTTGGAAAATGATCCAACTACGGGGGAGCCGAAGTTGGGTAGAACATTTGCAAACGATAAATCAACTTATATTTTAAAATTCAATCCCAAAGACCGAACCGCCAAACGAATTAAAGGACCAGAAAGACATTTGGCAACCAGCCACGATGAAATTATGGATGCGTTGGAAAAAGCGGGTCATGATGTTGTCAGTAGGTTGCAACACATTACGACAAGACCAAATGGGACTATAACCGGAATTGTGAATATACGCGATAGTAGTGGTAAAACGAAAAAACACAATTTCGTGTATGATACGAACACTGATCAAGTAACAATTACTTGACAAATTGAAATCCAATTGTAAATCTTCTCATACAAGTGAAAATCAAAGCGGTTGATCAATTATTGGATGTATTGTTTGAGGATGGCAATGACCAAATGCTACGAGATGCTGTGGCATATCTAAAGGATAAAATCTGCACACCAAAACATATTTATAAAATGACGGAAAGGGAATTTATGATTACTATGCGACTTTATAGCTGTGTGGAGCGTAGAATTATGCCTGATGATGAGCGTGAAGCGTTCTTATCGGGTGGCGACTCTTATGCTGGGGTTTTTCACTGAGAACTAAATAAAATTATGATTGACATTCCCAAATACTCCAATAAATCTTCTCATGCAAGTGGTAATCAAAGCGCAGGAGGATGAGAATTTCAAATTCATTACAACGGACGAGACGGATGATCTTAAAGATGATTCCCATGTCAGTTCAGTAAACAATGACGATGATGTATTGGTTGGAAGAACTTGGAATAAATGGTATGGTAAATACATGACACCCGAAGAATTGGAAGAAAAGCAAAAACAACAAGAGATACGGGATGAAGAGCTTAAACAAAAATCAATTGAAAGATTGAAAGCAGAAAAAATCGCAGAACAACCCGTTCAACCGGAACCACCTAAACGTAAAGAAGCAACCCTAAACAATAAATCAGGACACGAATGGTTTAATGGAACATCTTGGGGATTGAAATGATAAAAATATCAAAAGTAACATCCAATGACGGATGCTGAGAAAGAATGAGCTTTATATTCTTTATACAATATAAAGCTTATATGTTGTTTAGAAGGTGAACTATACCTTTAAAACCTGAGTTATATGACGAAGAATTGTTGATCTGACAATATCAGATTGATCAAATTTCATACAATGAATATCATTCTTTCTTGAGAATTCGGTGTCAAATGCTTTGTAAACATCTTCAAATCCAGAGTCTCTGATATCTTTCTGGTTTGAGTCGCCCAAGATAAAATATCTAGTGTGACGACCTATTCTGGACAATATACTTACAAGTTCGCCTCGTGTGTCATTTTGCGATTCATCGGTTATCACAGCACATCTATGGAATGTTAAGCCACGGACAAAGTTTACGGGAACTGCTTTTATATATTCATTTGTTAGTAGATGATTTATATCTGTTTTAGATAAAATTTCATTCAGCTTATCCATCATAGGCATCATATATGGCATGAATTTCTCAGTTTCATCGCCTTTCAAATAACCGATGGATCTTGAAGAACTCTCAACAACGGAACGGATATATATTATTTTATCAACGTGACCCGCTTTTAATAGTTCCAATGCTGAAAACACTGCAAGATGCGTTTTTGCACTGCCTGCTGGTCCATCTACAAACACCATATTGGTTTTAGGATTTTGAGTCAAGAAATAAAATTTCTGTTGATTGTCTGTCATGGGGAAGTTATTTCTAAGAACCAGATTTGAGCAATCAAATTGTTTTTTAATGTGTTCAGAAAAATCTTCTGTGACATCTCGTTCCTTCCTCTTGCGAGGTGCTTTTTTAATAGCCATGTATTATTACTTAACCAAAATCGCTTGCAATTCGATAATTGTCTGATAAGTTAATATCATTATGAGAGTAAGTTTCAGCGGAACAAGTTGCACGGGAAAATCAACATTAGTGAAAGCCTTTCTAAAAAAATGGCCGATGTATAAGACCACCGCTAAAACATACCGCAATATTCTAACAGAGAATAATCTGGAACATTCATCGAAAACAAATGCGGAAACACAGCTTTTGATTCTTGACTGGATGACCGAAACATTGGAGGAAAATAAAGATGAAAAACATGTCATTTACGACAGAAATCCCCTAGATAACCTAGCATATTCTCTATATGCTGCGGAAAAAGACCTGATTTCCGAAGAAGTTTTAGGACTCACCGTTGATATCGTTCGTCGTTCCCTTAAAAATCTGGATATTATATTCTGGTTGAAATATGATCCCGCTATCAAAATCGTGAACGATGGGACACGCGACTCCAACCTCAATTATATTCGGGAGATTGATGACATCTTCGCAGGACTTTATGAACAATACTCCGATCATCTGGAGAAAACGCCATTTTTTATTGCTGAAAATTGTCCAGCAATCATTCCGATTGACATGACAAATTTAGATGACAGGATTGAGTGGATTGGGGAGTTCCTTGATCCGAAGGGTAATCTCATTGAGACGGGAGAAAGCGTTCTAGATCCCAAAAATCTGGATATGATGGAACAAATGCTGAAAGACCAAGGACTTTGGATTGAGAAGGATCAGCAATACAAGAATCTTACGGATCAGATCAAGAATTTTAAAATATGAGTGAAAAAATCGGGTTAGGTATTATCACCAAAGACCGTCCACAATTTCTAAAAAAATTGTTGGATAGTATTGATGCGTGTAATTGGTTAGATTTGATAATCATCAATGATGGTGATCCATTTGAATTCCCCGGATATAATTATTATATCCATACAAACGAAACAAATTTGGGAGTTGCAGCATCTAAAAATAAGGCAATGAAACATTTATTGGACATTGGATGTGATCATATCTTCCTAATTGAAGACGATATGCTCATCAAGAACCCCAATATTTTTCAAGCATACATTGACGCTTCCAAGAAGAGTGGCATCCAACATTTAATGTTCGGCTACCACGGTCCTGCCAACAAGAATGGTATCTCTCATGGAACACCTTGTCCCCGATTGGTGGTAGATTATGGGGATTTCTCCCTAGCTTTCAATCAACATTGTGTTGGAGCATTCTGTTACTATTCTCGCAAGTCTCTGGAAGATGTGGGTCTAATTGACGAGAAATTCCGAAATGCTTTTGATCACGTTTCCCATAGTTACGAACTTGCCTTAAAAGGATATTCTACTCCTTATTGGTGGTGGTCTGATATAGCCAATTCCTTGGATTACATTGAAGAGCAAGCGTGTTCAGAGGAAAATTCATCCATCAAGACTCCTGAATCCATGCAGCAATGGAGTAATAATATTCGGAGTTCCATGGATTATTTCAAGGAAAAATTTGGGGTATTCCCATTTGGGGGCGATGGTGTTCCAGATACGATAGAGCAGGAAATATTAACTTTTTTGAAAAACGTGAGACATGAAAACAGACCTTAATAACATTGGCTTAATGATTCACTTCCGTAGGGATGTGGATGACCGCTTTCGCAATCTGGAAATGGTTGTGAAATTCTATCGTGATAATTCTGAGAACCTACAAATCGCCATTCTAAATGACGATAAGGAATTGGATAAGGATTTCAAGAGACTATGTAAGCAATACGATTGCAAGGGTCTTTTCATGGAGAACAACGATGTCTATTGGAGAACGAAGGCATTTAATGAAATGTCTAAGATTCTGGATGTTGAATATTTAATTGCTGGTGATACTGATGTGATTGTTGATCCGAAATATATTCTGGAAGCAAAGGAATTATTCAGAGATAATGTGGGGATTGTGTATCCTTATAACGGGATGTTCATACATTTGAAGCAACCAATGTTTGAAATATTCGCCGTAGGTCAAGCCCTACTTGACCTATTGGACAAATCTCAAACATTGAAACCTATTCCTTATGATCAGGATGAGAATTTTCTGGTTGCCCATCCCCACAGCAAGGGGGGTATGGTAATGTTTAGTAAAAAATCATTTATCGAATGTAATGGATACAACCCCAATTTCAGAGGATGGGGGTTTGAAGATGATGAAATTACAAACAGATTTATAAAAATGGGGTGGGAAATTTCTAGAGTCAATAATGCAGAAGCAATCGCATGGCACCTACCCCATGAAAACACGGTGAGAGAAAAACACCCATATTACAATAATAATTATCAACACTCCGAATATGTTGGTAAATGTTCTGATATTGAGGAATTGAAAACATACATAAAAAATTGGACACTCTAATGATACCAGACCTTTCAATATGTATTCCTTGTTATGAAATGAGTGGAATGGGGGGTTCCCACCTATCTCATTCTTTAAATATTCTGAAATCTCAAGAATGTGATTTTTCCAAAATTGAAATCATAATATCCGATCATTCGTTGGATGATGAAATTAAGAAATGTTGTGATAATTTCAAAGATTTGAACATCAAGTATTTTAAAAATTCGCATGGTCGGGGATCAATGTCGGCAAATTTGAATAGCTGTATTAAGCATAGTTCTGGAAAATATATAAAACCATTATTTCAGGATGACTTCCTCTATCATTCAAAAGCTCTGAAACACATTCTAAATAATTTGGAAGACCCTTGGTATGCCCATGAATACACGCATTTAAACGGCGACACGAATACATATTACCGTCAAAGAACCCCCCATAGCAATAACGATTTCATCAGAGGTATTAATTCATTGGGTCCACCGACTGTGATATATTTCCTCAATGATGATAATTATTTCAATGAAGAACTTTCATATATGATGGATACCGAATTCTATCATAGAATGATCATAAAATATGGTCAACCAACCATTTTGAAAGGTAGTGTTCCGTTGGGGGTGGTGAGAACTTGGTCGGGACAGACAACCCAAGCAACCACACAAAACATGATTGACAATGAGCATAGATACATTAAATCCATATACAACAATATATGATTACGACAAACTTGACAGGAAATTTAGGAAATCACATGTGGCAATATGCCGTGTGTAGAACCATAGCAGAACATAAAGGTTATGAATGGGGAATTAAGTCTTCTCCTACTCATGATTATTTCAGTGGGGATAACCAGATGAAATTTATGAATGTTGATTTTGGAAAGCCTATTGAGGGTATAACCAACCAATTCCATGAGAGATGGATAAACATTCACCACGTTGATCCGGTCAACGTTACTGTTTTGGATAAGCGTCTTTACGATATTGAAGACAACACGATAATGTTGGGTGATAACGGTGCATTTGGGGGATTGTTTCAATCGGAAGATTATATTATCGATAGGAGATCGGATGTGTTGGAGTGGTTCACCATCAATGATGATTATAGAAAAAAATATAATGACCAATTGGTAGAGATGGGAATTTCTTTGGATGATGATCTATGCGTAATCAATTTCAGAGGTGGGGAATATATCTACTTACCCCGCGTTTTAGTTAGAAGAGAATATTGGAGAGATGCTATAAATCACATGTTGGGAATCAATCCCAATATGAAATTCCTAATTGTCACAGACGATATCCCCACTGCTAAATCGTTCATGCCTTTCGAAATTCCGGCAATTCACGTTGATGTTGGATTCGATTTTTATGTCGTCAATCAATCCAAATGGTTGATCATATCAAATTCATCTTTTGGATGGTGGGCAGCGTGGTTGAACACTAAATGTGAAAAAACAATCGCTCCGAAATATTGGGCAAGACATAACGTGAGTAATGGGTATTGGGCAACAGGGGATGTATATTCTAGATTTTTTAATTATATTGATCGTGATGGAAATATATTTAGTTATGACGAGTGTAAAGAAGAAGCTCAACAATTTTACAAACAACACAATATATTATGAGAAAAATCTATGACTGCTTTATATTTTTTAATGAATTAGATTTATTAGAACTTCGCTTCAATATACTAGATGAATATGTTGATTATTTCGTGTTGTGTGAGGCAGATGTCACCCACAGTGGTATTCCGAAAAATTATATTTTTGAAGATAATAAAGAGAGATTTTCCAAATTTCTCCATAAAATAATTCACATTAAAATTGATGATATTCCAACAGATTTCACGAACCTTCCAACAATAGATACTCCCAAATCATTCGATGAAGAATGTTTGAAAGATATATACCAATTCATAAGGGATACCAAATTATTTATTCATAACATACACCCCCATTACGGGAGAGATTTCTTTCAGAAAGAATCTGTAAGAAGGGGATTGAAGAATTGTTCGGAAGACGATATCATCATATTGTCTGATTGTGATGAAATCCCGAATCCCGAAGTTTTGTTGACAGTTAATAAATTTATAGACACTGAACCATTCTTTACTCTCCAACAAACCACGTATTATTACTATATGAATCTGTTAAAAGAGCATAATTGGAGAGGTTCGCGCATCGGTAGGTATAAAAATATCAAGCATTATTCATTTAATGAATTACGCGCACAGCGAAATTGTGAGGTATCAAAGGGGGGGTGGCATTTTAGTTTCATGGGAGGACGAGAAGAAGTAAAAAACAAGATAAAATCGTATTCCCATCAGGAACTCAATAATCCAGATATTCTCAATAAAATTGATTTCAACATTGAAAATAACATTGATCCATTTTCCAGAAGCAATCTTGAATTGGTTCCAATTGACGAATCATATCCAAAATATTTGTTGGATAACATTTATAAATATCACCACATGATCAAGCAATAATTATGATTAATCTATCGAATGTTACGCTGATTGCTATGACATCTGTGAAAATTCCACAGACCATAAAAGCATTACAATATAGTATGCGCGGTATAAATTTTGGAGCGGTTAAAATCGTTTCAGATATCAAACCGGAAAATCTTCCAGATGGAATAACCCATGAATATGTTGAAAAAATCTCAAATATAGATGAGTGGAATTATTCCATAATTTATAAATTGGGGAAGTATGTCGATACGGAATTTTTGATGTTGATTCATGATGATGGGTTCATCATTCATCCTGAAATGTGGAGAGATGAATTCTTGGACTACGATTATATTGGCGCACCTTGGCCGCTTCCAAACGATGATTTCTCGTATAGGGACATAAATGGCGAATTGATTCGGGTTGGTAACAGCGTCTCCTTGAGAAGCAAGAAGCTCACGGATTTGGCCTCAGAATTGAACTTGGAATGGAAATCGTTCCACGGGTTCAGCAACGAGGATGGATTCATATGCGTTAATTATCGTCATATATACAAGGAATACGGGATGAAATTCGCAGATATCGATGTTGCCAAATACTTCTCCCATGAACTTATGATTCCTGAAAATGTGGGGATCGTTCCATTTGCCTTCCATGGTAAGAAGGGTATTTTTGATTAACATTGATAATAAATATACTGATACTCATGATAACTATAATATCTATTTTTGATAAACATGA